GCCAGCTCTTTCTATGCTTACTGTAAGGTCCGCGGCTGTTCCCATGATAGGTTGTGAGTTTCTTCCTACCGTTAAATTATTAGTATCGAATGTTCCAGCGTAATCTACAATAGTTACTTCATCTCCTAAAGATGGTGACGCTGGTAAGTTTACTGTAAACGCACCGCCTGAAGTATTTGCAAAAACACCTTGTCCTGCAGCCGCTGTATATGTGGATGTTTTAATTGCTTGCCATGATGTTCCGCCAGAGTTATCTACAAAAGATAAAACTCCTGAACCATTTGTTGTTAAAATTTGATCTGCAGAACCGTCTGCCGCAGGAAAAGTTAAAGCATCAATAGTAACTGTTCCAGAACCTTTTGGTTGTATTGATACACCAATATTAGTATCACTACCAGTTGCAGTAAATGCGGGTTTGTTTCCTGTAGCTGCATTAGCGTATGTAAGTTCATTAACTGCAGAACCTGTTGCTGTTAATAAAAATAATTCATTACCGTTTGTGTCTAGAATTGATGTGCCAATTTTAGGAGCGGTTAAGGTTTTGTTTGTTAAAGTCTGTGTTCCAGTTTCTGTTACTGTTCCTGCTGTAGCTAATGGTATTTCATAAACACCTGTGTTAGTTGCTACACCATCAAAATAAACTAGCTTCCAACCTTTGTCACCAGTTGCCCAAGTTACTGTAGCGCCTGATCCTGAAGCTGCTTTTAATTGTACTGTGTAAGCACCTGATGTGCTATTTTCAATAAGATAGAAATTTTCTGTAAGAACTGGAAAGGTTACAATTTTATTGCCTGAAATAGTTTCAGGAGATACTGCACCTAAAATAATTATTCTTGTTGCAACTGTAGAACCTGTTCCTCCGTTAGTCTGAGTTAAGGCCGTAGTGTTGGCTCCTGCACCAGCTGTATTTAAAGTTTGTACTTTATAACCACCAGAGATTTGTTCAATGATGTCTAAGTTAGTATTAGTCTTTGTTCCCCATGTACCGGCATTCTCGCCAGTAGCCATTTTTTCAATACCGAGAGGTGTATATGTTGATGCCATATTAAATCTTATCTCCTGTTCGAATATTCGAAGTTATTGTTAATATATATTTCATCTAGCCCACACTGTCAACATCCGTATAACTAGCCCCTGAAGTTCTAGCTACGTCTGAATAGCTTGCGTTTGTTGACCTAGTAACATTTGAATAACTAGCCGTCAAGATAGGATCTACATTAGCGTATCCTAGAATAGCATTAAACGCCCCTACTTCAGCTGTTATAGATAAACCTAATCCTACAAGACTTGCGTTAGTTACTTGAACCGTAGTTAAAGAACCTACTGCGGAAGAAGAAGATAGACCTGTTAAGCCCATTACATCTGCTGGTGAAATGCTTCCTACTGCAGTTGTTGCCGATACACCTGTTATATCTAATATTAAATTTCCTGATATTTCAATTTCACCAATTGCACTTGTTATTGATAAACCAGATAAAGTTGTTTGAGTTTCTGGTAAAGAAGTAAGTGATCCTACAGCACTTGTTGCAGCAAGACCTGATAAACCTACTGAGTGATCATCTGTTGATAGCAGACCCACTGAAGATGTTGAACTTAAAGCAGATAGTGTTAGCGATAAACTTCCAGTAGCCGTCAAAGAACCTACAGCACTTGTAGATGATAAACCTGTTAAGCCCATTGCTTGATCGGCTACAGTTAATGATCCTACTGTTGATGTTAATGCAAATCCTGGTAATGTTTCGTTGGCTTCTTCTACAGAACCCCAACCATTAATGCCCCAAGATAATGTACCCCAACCTGGTCTTATTTCTGCTGATAAAGTTCCAACAGCTGTTTGTGCTGATAAACCTGTAAGTAAAATACTTGAATCAGAAAGATCGCCCCAAGAGTCTTCACCCCAAGCTTTAGCTCCCCATCCTGTTTTTAATGTTGTAGCTGAGTTCCAATTAGCTTGACCCCAGGTAAGTCGACCCCATCCTGAAGATACATCGGGCATGGTAACCCTCCTAAGCTATCTGAACGATTGCGTTGCCTGCTGTCTGAGCTGGAAATTGAACTGTGAAAGTTCCGCTAGTTACAGTTTTATCAGCACCAAAGTTTACTGCACAAACTGCTCTGTTTGTTGTAAATCCTGTGACTGCTGTTGAATTGTAAATTAAACAACCTCTTGCTGTAAAAGAAGCTGATGTCCAAGAAAGATCGTTAAATTTTACACATGCTGTGTCTGTAGATAATACTGGATCAGCTGAAGCTGTTAAAGCTTTTCCGCCTGCATCATAACCTGTTGCAGTAGCACCACCGTCAGTGGTTTTTTGACTAACTTCATGTGTTGAAGTTGGTTTTGCGTTTGCATCAGAAGGTGCTGCGTAAGCAGTTGTTGATTTACTTAATGAAGCTGAATCACTTGCATATAAAGCAATTTTAAATGCGTTACCTGTAGGTGCACCACTTGAATCGTTAAAGTTGTGTCCACCTTGTAAAATTTCTACTTTGAAAGAATTAGCTATTGCTGATGTTATAGTCATAATATTTTATCCTCTTATGGTGACGGTGACTTGACTGGGATTCTTACTGTTCCATCCGTATAGTCGTCTCGTCTACGTCTACCTAATTGTGCTCCCGCAAACTTCTGTATTTCTTGTTTATACTTTTGCTCATATAATGTCAACATATCCGTTGGACCCTTTAAATACCCATAAGCTTCAGCTAAACAGGCATATAAAAGACCTTGAGGAAAGTTTAAACTTATATAATTAGTCTCATTACCAGACTCTAAAGTTGCAGGCATTTTATTATAATATACTCTAAATTTATAAGCTTGATCTGGTGTGGGAGCAAAATACATGGCTCCAGATGTAGTATCACTTAAACCAGTAGCACCACCAAACATAGCATAGTATTTAGGTAATCCTGTTACTGTTTTACCATCTACTCCACCTTGTGGTCCTGTGCTTCTGCTTACATATTCAGATATATAAGTTTGATCTTTCTTTTCTAACCATTGACCAGGGCCTGTTGTAGCACTTGTAGAATTAAATACTTCTATACCTCTAACAAATAACGCTCCTGCCGGTGCATTAATAGAATTGTTTCCTGCAGACATAGTACCTTCTTGTACAAATCTATCTGAGTCCATAGGCACATCTAAAAATATTCTTTGTTGTGCATTTAAAATAATATTTTCTAAAACATCTGTAGTTAAAACATTAGAGTCTACTTCTGTGTAGCCCCTTATTTGTGTAACTAAAGTTGAATAACTGATTCCTGACATAATTAAGCTCTATCATTTAAGGGTCCGATTGTACACTGAAAACCGCCCCCTGTTTCTGTGCTTGTAGCAGCATTGACTAATGTAACATTTATACCATCAAATTGTGTAGTTGTAGATGGTTGACCTGTACTTGGAACTGATGTTTCATTTAAAGAAACAACTTTATAACTACCAAAAACTTTTGCTAAATTAGAATGAGATCCGGCAACTGTTGATTTGGGAGAAGCCCCTCTGTAAGGTGCACTTGCTCCTCTAGTACAACCTGTTAATTGATGTGTGGATCTTCCTGTGTATTGTATAACTTCATTTTGATATGTTCCAACAAGAAGTGGGTCTGTTGTATCTGAAGAAGTTAAAACTTTTTCTATTATAATAAAACCTGAAGTAGGGAACTGGGATCCATCAGTTAAATTAATTGTAGTAACAGTATCTGTTATTGCTCCATTTAATGTTGTAGACATTTGTAATGTTGATATTGCAACACCACCTACCGGAGATTTAACGTCTCTAAATCTTGCAAAATCATTTACCTGTAAATCACCATTTGGAAAATTAATTTTTAATGTAGTATTAGATGCAGTTACAAAAGGATTTTCTGGTAAAAAATCTTCTGTTGGAAATTCTGTTCTTGCAGGTCTTGCTTTTTCTAAACCTTGAGGATCTGCACTAACGGGTGTGGGATCAAGTTGTGGTTGTTTAGGTTCAAATTCTGAAAAATGAACAAATGCACCATTCCATTCTGTAACCATTTCATCGTATGGAAATGCCATACCGGATCTGTCTGAGATAGCTAACGCGTATTTTCCTGATGAGAATGAAGCCATTATACTCCTGGGTAATATGTTTTAGGTGATATAAATGTACTAGATGAAGAACCGTCTTCTGCTAGTGCTCTTTTTAATTCATCTTCGTAGTAAAGTTTTAATTCTTGAGTTCTTTGCGGTGCATATTTTTGAGATAAATAAAATGCTAAACCTGCAGTCATACAAGGTGCAAATCTATAAGGTACATCAGCTGCATTTGTGTATGCATCTCCAACATCTTGTATTCTTTTTTGATAATAAAAATTAATATGGTGACCAGCTACTGAAGCTCCTGGTGTTAAAAATAAAGTCATCGTAACTCTATCAATAAATCTTTCTACAAAATATTGAGTTGGTGTTCCTGTATCTGTTTTATTAGCAAGAGCTTGATACTGTGATCTACTTCTTTTTGTTAAGGGTGCATCAACATTAGAAGCATTTCTATAACTAGCTTCTAAAATATCATCCATACCACTTACAAATTGATTTACCGCATCTCCACTTGTGTGAGTAGCAGCCGTTGTTCCGTTTGCTCCTCTAACAACTCCTGTTAATTCTGTAGATGAAAAACCTGTATAAGCTATTTGTTCTGTGCCTACTAATAATAAACCGTTTGTAGGAAGATTAGCAATTGATGTTAATGTTATACCAGTTGTTGCTGATGTAGAAGTTATGTTAGCCGATAACGTAGTGCTTATTCTGCTTGTTTGTGTTCCATCAGCTGTAGTTCTAAAAAATGTATAAACTGCTACGCCGTTCACTAAAGGTACGTTTTGATTAGCAACTTCCCAATAATGTATTTCTCTATTACCCCATTCTGAAAATAATAGGTTAAGAGATCTTTTTGCAGTTTTTAATTGATAACCGGATACACCTTGTAAACCAATACGTTCGTACGCATCCTCTATGATATCATCTATCGCAAAGGTTTTATCAAAAGTATAAGCACCCGAAGTAGTATTTGCCATTGGCTACCTCTATTATGTAAATGCGCCTATGATCGTACAAAAATCACAATTAGTTAAATCAACATACATACCATTATCACATTTGATACCTTGACCGGCAATATCAAAACTCTCTACCTGATTAGCCGCTGTTCCAAATTTACCATGAAATACTAATTTAGAAGCTGTTTTAGAATCATCTGCTTCATCGTAAATTTTTATTTCAGCATCCGCTGTTGTTGCTTGACCATAAACATTCATAATTCTAGCTTTAGTAATATTAGTAGCACTTGTGCCAACATATTTTTGAGCTAACCCGTCTGCTGTTAAAGGTATAGTTTGTTTAACTGTTGTTACTGAACTTGACATATTTTTTTCTCCTTAACATTAATATGTGGGCCCGAAGGCCCACAATAAATTAATTATTAACTTAAATTATTATTTTGCATATACAAAATAGTAACTGTAGCGACTCCAGTTGTACCATCACCATTAGCTGCTGTGTACGTTGCAGTAACAGCTGTGTCAGTCGTTCCAATATCATTCGCTAGAGCAGTTGTTCCGCCTGTATGAGTTACAGCTGCTGCTTTAACATTTGTTGCACTCATAAATGCATTGTCATCCGCCGCAGTACCAATAATAACCGTGGCTGTACCACCATCATTAGAAACAGTTGTTACGTTCATAATAACATCCACGATTTGTGAATTTGCAGGAATGATTCCTATTGTAGTTGTATTAGTTGCACCAATAATATCTATTACTGCTGATTGAGACATTAAAGTAAAACCTAAGTTTTCACTTGCCCCTTCTCTAACAGTTCCAGATTTAATCGGTCCGCTAAAAGTAGTTGTTGCCATTTTATATTCCTCCTAGAATATATAAATATAGTCACCTAGGGTGTGTCGACTATACGCGTCTATATTTATTTTATTGTTTTAATGTATAGTGGGTAATTTATATAGTAGTTTTATATGAAGTGCAAGAGAGCCTTACGAGAAAGTACGATTTCAGCGATGTAGCTTTTATTAAGTAGCTACAGAAACTTCCGGTGCAGCGTCTTCAACTTTGTTAACATGGTGTGCTAACTCAGCTTCCTTCATCTTAATGTCAGCAATTACTTGCTTAACTTTATGATCAATCTTGACCATATCAAGAGTATATCTACCCTCGTTAAGATGCTCCTGCTCCCAGTTCAACTCCAAGGACCTTTTTTGTTTGTATAGGTCTCGTAGTGTTTGCATCTTTGACCTCCTCAAAAGTCAACCATTTTCTAGTCAGAGAATAAAACTCTGATTTGTCCCAAACTATATCATTTTTTCCTAGCTTGTCAACTATAGCGTTTTCCAACGATTTAGCTTCATCTAAAGCTTGAACATTAAACTCTGCCCAGTAGCCGTATGCTCTTATTTTGATATTGAATGTTTTCATGGTTTTCGAAGCCTGTATTAAAAATGGGGCCGAATTGTGTCCGGCCCCATTAAATATTTAGTTGCTTACTGATTAAGCACCTGGAGATGAGAAGATACCTCTAGGGTCAGATACGCCAAATACGTATCTTTCTCTAGCTTTGTATCTAACATTGCCAGTATCAAAGTCCCCTTCCATCTTAGTTGTAAGTGGAGCTCTGTTAAAGTGCTTCATACCGTTAGGCACATCTGTAAGGATAAAGAACGCATCCGCATCAGTTAGGTAGTTGTTCACTCTGTATCCTTGAGGAATCATACCCATTGATCTTACTGCGTTGATATCATTATCAGCTGTTGACGTTCTACCTTGAGATTTCATCAATCTCTCAGCAACAAACTGCAGAGCAGAAGGAATAATCATTTTTACTCCTTTAGCTGCAATTTTTAAACCTCTTTCATCAGTGAAAGCGTTGATATCGATCAATGCTTGTTCTAATGAAGTTTCGTTTAAGTCAGACGCTGTAGCAAGTGTGTTCGAGAACGTACCAGCAATTGTTGGGTGTGCTGTGTTGAATAAAGTTACACCATCTCCTGAAGTGAATGTTCCACCAGGATTTCCATTGTTTAATGTTGATGCTCCTTTAACATTTTTCGTGCTCGCCATCGATCTTGCTAATGCTTTTGTGTATCTAGAAGCAAGTCTGTCGTACAGGTTATCTTCAATAGCTTCCTCAGTGATAGCAAAAGCGAGAGCAATTGTCTCGTTAGTGTATCTAGCTGTGAAAGTTTCTTGCGCATTGTCAAAAGCTACGCCAGAACCTTCTGACTTTACTTTTGCTTGTGCGAAACCTGACAACATAACTTCTTCTTCAAAAGCTCTGTCAGATGACTCAGTTGTGTAAATCTCAGACCATTGCTGTTCATAAGATTTGTATTCCAGGCCGAACAAGGCGTTCAATCCTGGCTCTAGTTCTTTAACTAGTTGGTTTCGTGATATAGCCATAATTTATCTCCTTATATACCTGCTACGTTGTTTCCAAGAACATGCTCATTTATCATTACTCTAAGAGCAAAGCCCTCTACAGTAGTATCTGAATGATCTGGATCTTTAGAAACACCTATTATTTTTAATTGTGCGATAGCTGCCGCTGTTGTAGCCGAAATTTTTGATTTCGAAATAAACAGTGGAGTTACCCCAACATCATTAACTTGATCAGCACAGTGTCCTACTTCGTTCTGATTAAAAGCAGTATCTGCAGACATAACTTCAAACATTTGTTGAGGATTGTCGTTGATGAAAGCTACTATATCAGTCGCAGTATTAGCCGCTGGTGAAAAGTTACTAAATGTTGGCTTATTTGAAGTTGCATCAGTATAGAATACTCCATTCAGTGTACCCAGATTATTTGCATCTGTGTTTCCTGAAGCAAGTACTACTCCATCTGCTGTTAATTGCACCATACATGCGTGCGAAATTAAAGCCGAAGAAGCTGCAACACTGTACTCTGAGAGTCCAGCGTTATTATATGCCTGACCAACCATTTTAATGGGTCTGTATCCAAACCCAACTGTTGACGCATTTGCCATATTTTTTCTCCTTATGTAAAACTACTATCCGCAGTTTTACGGTTAACGTTATGTTTCGTTGGTTTGGATCGTTAAATTTTTCTAACTATCGTTTGCCACCGAAGGTACGAGATTGCTTATCGATATCGATAGGCATTCTACTATCCTGTTCCTTCAGTAAATCGTTATCAGTTGCATCAACTTGATCTTGAGCTTGTTGTCTATAATACTCTTCTCGTTGACGCGCGATTTCTTCTGGTACCCTTGTCAGCACAAGGCCTCCGTGACCTATAACCCCAGCGTATTTGCCATCCTGGATAGCGGGAAAATCTTCTTGTGGATATTCGTCGACTCTTACAAGTTCATACCCAGATCTTAGTCTTCCTTGTATGTTCTTAGTGTCGGGAACTCCCAAAGTTTCAATCCTGACCCATCTGTGTCGGTATCCGTTTGGCGCGTTGGGCGTATCTAAGTACGATGGTGGAGTCCAAGGTTTATTAACAGTTTTCGGTTTTGCCGTTGCTGCCTGTGATGTAACTTTCGTTGCTTCACTTTTACTTTGGCTCGCACGAGTTGGTTTTTTATTTGTCATATGCTTATACCTCCTTCGTGATTAATTGTTTTGCATACTCTTCTAATGGCACACCTAGTTTTTTCGCTATTGCGACCTGTGATGATGTGAGCCTCACAGATTTGCGACCGGCCTTTGAACTACGCGTTGCAGAGGCAACGTTTTGTGTAGGTTTGCTAGTCTGGTTTTCTACCTTACCAAATTTATGCGGAAATTCAAGTCTTATTCTTTTATCTATTTCTGCATAGTATTCGTTAGATTGAGGATCTAAACCCTCTTCTTCGGTAATTTTTCTATGTAAATCAAACGCAGTGTACGTCATTGCGTTATCTTTACCAAACCACTCATTTCTACTAGCCCATTCTTCTGCTCTTGGGTCTGGTGGTGGAGCGGCTTGTATAGGTTGTGTTGGAAGTACAGGTCTAGCTTTAGCTTCCTTTTCTTCCATAGCATGCCTGCTTTTAATTTCAGCAAGTTTGCCTTGTTCATAACCTAATTGAGATATTGAAGTTAAAGCTTCTACTTCAGCTTTTGCATCACCTTGTTCTCTTGCAATAGCCAATTTAGATTGTGCTGCTGCAATAGAAGAAGAAATTCTTCCTTCCATCTCTTGTGTGTAATTTTTATCTAAACTTGTAGCAGTTTTACCTAACTCATTTTTTTCTGCTGTAACACGTCTAGCGTACTGAATGGCTTCTTCTTTTTGCCTTTCAGCTTCTCTCATTTTTTTAGTTAGCTTAGCTATTCTTTTCTTAACTCCTTCGCTATACTCTTCAACTGCTTTAGAGTTATCTGACTGCTTATCACTCCCTTCTTCCACAGCTTCCTTCTCAACTTCTCCGCCTTCGTTCTTTTCATCTCGAACATCCACTGGCTGATCAGATTTCTCAGATGCGTCATCGGACTTAGTATCGTTTTCAATGGTTTCAATAATTGTTTCATTTGATTCCTTTTCCTCTGCTTGTTTTTCTTCTGGAAAGATAACTTCAGCACCAGGGCCTTTGTCATCTATGTCTATTGTCTTTTTTTCACCGTCTATATCACTTGGCATAGTTTCCTCCTATGGTTGTTAAAATTCATGGAATATATCTTCGGGGTTTTCCACGGTCGCTAAGATTTCATCATCGTTAAGAAGTCTTATCTCACCCCCATCTATTTTAATACGTGATCCGGCGTATCTTGCGAATACAATCCAATCACCTTTTTTGCACCAAGGACCTTCTGGGTATCTCTCTTTGTCATAGCAATGAGGACCCATGTCCAATACTAAACCACAAGTAGATGCAACCTGTGATCGTTCGATGGTGTCTTCTGCTAAAATTAACCCGCCTTTAGTTTTTTCCTTTTGTTTAAAAGGTAAAACTAAAATTCTCCAACCCGTAGGTTTAGGTAATTTAGCTGAATCTGATGTTAAATCTTTTTCTTTTTTAACGCCTACCAGTTCTTTATTCGGTAGTTCGATCTTTGGCTTTTGAGCCGATGTTGATAACTGTTCCTTCATTGTCTTTTTGCTCCTTTTTGTCTAGCAGGCTGGATATTTCCTGACTTAAATATTGATACGTCCGTATCTGTCCTAACATATATTGATATTTTTCCATATTGTCAACCCCACCCGAAGCCATTGCTGACACAATATCATCATGTCTCATCTTAATTATTTTTCTTATTTTATCTATGTATGTAAAGTCTTCCATTATTCTTGTTCCTTCTGTTCATAAAAATCTTCTAAAGCATCTAACTTTTCTTCTGCTTGAGAAATCTTTTCTAACTGTTTATCTACTTCTTCTAAATGTTGTGGATGTTCACCAATCCCTACTGAATTTTCTAAATATATATTAATTGTAGCATGCGCTTCTGCAATGTGTGCTTCGTATCTTTGTCTTAGTGCTTCTAAAATTGCATCTCTCATTAGCATTTCCACCTTCTTCGTGCCTGACGGATACGAGAATTAGGGTCATTCTTTGTCTTAGCAGAAGAGTTTCTTAATTGTCCTGCACTTCTAGCGCAATATGACTTTCTTCTACCAGCAGCTTTTGACCCTTTCTTCACTTTTCCAGTCACAGCTGTTTTCAATTTAGATCCTGGGTTAGCTGCTCTATAAGCTCTAACACCTTTTGCTGTCATACCTGCACCAGATTTAGTGGGCCTGTAATTAGCACCTGGACCTTTCGTAGTCTTTCTAATAGCCATTATTTTTTCTTTTTAGGTTTCTTAGCTGTCTTAGCAGATCTTATAAAGTTAGCTTTTGTCGGCGCACCTTTACTTCCAGGTTTTCTCATCTTCTCACCTGAGCCTGCCGCGATTCTTTTTTTTTTCGCATGAATATTTGCGTATAGTCCACGTTTTGCCATTATGCTCTTCCTCCTCTCTTGTACCCCATTTTTTTAGCTATGTGAGGGGCTTTCTTTTTCAAGGCTTTTATGCCTTTGCCTTTTTTACCTTTTGGTAATGGTTTTTTCATTTTTGCTCCTTAGTTTTACAACCGCATCTTTTTCCAAAGATGATATTTATTATTTTAGTAAATAATTTTTTCACTACTTCTTTTTCTTAGCTTTTGTTTTTTTTTTAACAGATCCACCTTTTTTCATCATAGGCTTCTTCATCATACCGCCGCCCATCATTGCTGGTCTAGGTCTGTTACCATAATCGTTTCTCATATTTATCTCCTATTTTTTTCCATTACGGAAAATTTGTGTTCCCTTTATACCAAAAATACTGGCAACTACAAGCACCCATAAATTAGTAAACCATTTTGGAAGTTCGTGAAAGTATTGAAAGAACAGCTTTACCTTTTCCATGGCTGCCGGATCGTCAGACATGACTGCCCACATAAGCACCACGATGGGCGCTGAGATTATAACGAGCACAAATTCGTCCTTATAATCGTTTTGTCTAGCTTCTAGTAATTTGCCTTGGTAAGTTTCCTCACCTCGAGCCATCTTTTCTGCATGCATTAATTGTGCATCAGACATAGCCATCTTAGTTTTCTGGCGGTTAGAATAAATTTTACTTCCAGCTTGTAATGCAATCTTGGCTAGACTGAACCAGGCCATACTAATACCAAGTAGCTGTTTTTTTCTTGCCTTTTAACATAGCACGTCTACCTCTAACTTCAACTTGAGTACCTTCACAGATATCACTGTAAACTTTGTATTCGTTAGTTAGGATCTTTGATCTTGGATCAGTTCCAACTTTACTTGGAGAATCACTAATTTCAACACCACCTGTTTGGAATCCGTCTTTGTTAACGCCTTTGTCTTTTGTAATTTTTACCATAATTATTTTTTACCTTTACTGTTAAGAGCTCTGCCAAAACCTCTAACAGCAACTCCAGTAATTGTTGATCTTTTTTTTCTACCAGCGCTTCCGCCTTTTTTAGCTGCTCCTTCTCCGTATGGATTGTTTCTAGTTATGAAACCATCATCAGGTAAAAAACTATTATCTTGTAATGGTCCAATAGGGGCTGCAAAACCATCATTAGAAGTTGCGCTATCCATCATAGCTTTTCTAGCGTTTCTTTTTTTTAAGGCTTTTGCAGCTAAAAGTGCTGCTCCTACAGGAACTACTCCTTTAGCAACCTTCTTTAAACCTTTTTTTAACTTATCTTTTAATGCCATAATTTTTCTCCGTTGTTGCTAATTGTACACTATCTTCTTGGTCCTTTCAAGATACTTACGTCTCTTTGTTTAAACCTGTCAGATTGTAGTTTTGCTTCTTGTGACATCATCTGTTTTGTTAGTGATGTATCAGCTCTAAGCTCAGCTAATTCCTCATTTTGGGCTAATTTATCCTCATGTTGATTTTGATTCATCATAGCCTTCATTTTATCAATATTTATCTTTTCTTGACCTTCTTGCTCTTTTCTAGCATCGTCTTGAGCTTTTAAATCAAGTTCTCTTGACTTTAATTTAGCAATTGGATCGTTTCCTAGTTGACCCATAATCTTATCTTCTTCTGCCATAAATTCTTGAGTCATTTCTGCAATTAATTTAGCTTTTCTAGACTCCATAGACAATTGCATACCTAATAACTGCTGTTGCATTTGCATAAATTGCGGAGACTGTTGCATTTGTGGTCCTTGCGCCATTAATTGCTGCATTCCCATTTGCATTTGTTGGACTTGTGTAATTTCTTCTCTAAATTCTACTTCAATTTGTTCTTGTGCCATCAAACTTATGTGTTCAAAGATATTTTTTTCTAATGCACCTAAAATAGTAGGGTTGTTTCGTGCAATACTTGTTGACATAAAGTTTAAATGCGAAGTTATGTGCGCTGCATGGTCTTGACCTTTGAAAGCTTGGAAAGGTTTGCCTGTCATTGCTAAAATATTCTCTTGTGCAGGGTCCATTGGTTGCGGTTGTTGTGGTGGTGGCAAGATTTTATCAATATCTTTAACACCAATTGCAGTATACATCGCTCTGTACGCTTCATATAAGTTATGAATCTGTGGATTTGACTGTGCAAGTTGTAATTCTGTTTGTGCCATTGTAATTCTTTGCGCTTGTGAAAAAATATTTGGGTCTGCAACAGGTAAAATATCTACTTTGTCATCAAAATCTGCAACCTTAACATTTCTTTCTCCACCAACAACATCATAAGGATACTCAGGTGGTAAATAAGTTTTAAATACTTCGGCTAATAAATTAAATTCACTCTTCATCGCCACATACAGTCTTTTATGTATGGCTGACATGACCCTGGAGCCTCGCTCTAAGAGGGCAATAGTCGTTCCAACAGCTGCCTGCTGGTTGCCGTCACCGACTTGCATGTCAGCTATGGCGGCAAACCGTTGTCCCGCTTGTACAACTATCCCCATTAAAGATAATAAAGTTTGTGAAGGCTCTTTAAAAGGAAGAGTCATAAACGCGTCCTTGATGTTTCCACCAGGTGCATCGACATCTCTGAATTCTCCAGGCTGTATTGCTTGTGCTTCGTCTCTTACACGAATACCCCTTTGTTTAAATCCTGCAGGTAAGTTACTTAAAGTTCCTGCATCTAATAATTGTCTTAGAGCCGTTGTGGCAGTTCTTGATAAACCACCGATCATGTGTATTAAACCAA